GAACAGCAAATAATGACTTTATTGCTTACGGTATTATCGAAGCTGAAACACAAGGTAAGACAGAAGGTTACTGGGCAGGTCAAAATTCTCATTTAAGTGGTTATAGAATACAGCCAGGACAAACCGCTAATACACAATTAGAATATTACGATTCAGGAATGAGAATCCAAGATAGTGATTTCTTCCAAGAATATTCTTATCAAGTTAAATCATCTCTTCCTTTACAAGAATACGAAAAGTTATTAAAAGAAAATGTTCACCTAGCAGGTACAAAACTATTTGGTGATTTTATTTTCAAAGCATATGCAGGCGGAACAATCAAACCGAGGTTCTTAAGATTATTTAATGACCAAGGAACAGGTTCTCCATTTGATGTAGCAGAAATCACAGAACTTAATGCAGGTGTTACTAATTATACTTCAGATAGTACATTAGTTTCAGCAGACCACGAACCTGGTGGAACAGGCGGATTAACATTAAGCACAAACTCTGTTAGTGATTTGACACAAACAAGAAATTGGAGTCAAGGATTCCATGACTATGACATAACAGTAGGTATGCCTTCTTCAGGTACTGGTCCTTATCCTGTAGCAATTTTATTACACGGGAATGGCGGTAATGGTGCAGCAATGGTTACTAACTTTGCCAACGATTTACCAGGACATATTTTAATCGGTGTTCAAGGATATGAAAATTCTTGGAACATTGCTAACGAAACTTCTAACGGACCTGATATTGAAATGTTAGAAGAATTAATTGAAACACTTAAGAATTATAATAATGTTGACTCAACCAAGATTCGTATTGTAGGTACATCCAATGGAGGTGCTCTTGCATTGAGAGCTGCTATTGAAATTGATGATCCTGCAGTTGATGCTATTGTATGTATGATATCACAAATGCATGAAGGTCAATATAGAAACAGTAACTTCTATTATCCTTCAAGCCATGAAAATACGGGTAATGACTTTGACCCTTATGACGGTTATGATACACAACAAGTAACGATACCATTAAGAAGATTATTGTTTATGAATGGTGAGCAAGATACAGTAGTTCCGTTTGGAGGAAACGACCAATTTTCAGAAACCTTTGGTACCAGATTTTTAAGTGCTGAAGAATCTGCGTGGAGATTTGCTCAGGCCTATGGATGGTCAGGATACAATATTCCAAGCAGCAATCGTTTATCATACGGAGCAAATAGTCAGGTAAGTAATTATGGTAATGTAATATGGTTAAATGATGATGTAGGACATACCGTATCTCCAGATATGAGAAATATGTTAACTAACTATCTTGAGAACAATTTTGATATTTCATATTAAGATATAAATAATTAATTAAAAAAATTTTTTAGGAAAGAACAGCTATGGCCAAGCAAATAATTAATATCGGTGCATCAGCAAACGACGGAACAGGTGATCCGTTAAGAAATGCATTCGATAAAACAAACGATAACTTTAACGAGTTATATCTTGCATTAGGTGATGCAAATAATCCAGTCAATTTATTTGATATTAATGCCAATTTGGATTATGCAGGAAAACCAAACAAGATATCATTCTTATACGATACGGAAGCAGAGTTGCTTGCCGTTAGTCCAAGTACCTATCATGGTTCAATCGGACATGCACACGACACAGGATCCTTATATTACGCTCATGGATCTTGGAGAAAATTACTCTCTGATACTTCAGGCGGAGCAATTACTAATTACACAGACCCTCTTAACACATTTGTATATTCGGCCAATATATTAAATAGTGAAGTTGACGGTTATGTACTTGGTACAAGCGCAAACGGTTCTTATAGCTGGGTTGAAATGACATCAGGTGGTGGTTATGCTGATACTAATGTTGATGCTCATATTAATGTAGGCAGTGCACAGGCTAACGAAGTATTACAATGGAGTGGAACAGATTATCAATGGGCAGCATTACCTTCAGGTGGTGGAGGTATTTCAACCTCCGATGTTGATACACATTTAAATGTTTCGGGTGCAAGCACAAACGATATATTAAGTTGGAACGGTACTGACTATGCTTGGATATCTCAGTCAGGCGGTGGCAGTTATTCTGATAACGATGTAAGTGCTCACCTTAATGTATCCGCAGCACAAACAAATCAAATCTTATCTTGGAACGGTACTGACTTTGCTTGGGTTGCTGACCAAACTGGAGGAGGCGGCAGTTCTTATACTAACGCTGATGTCGATACTCATCTAAATACAAGTGGAGCTTCAAGTGGACAAATCCTATCTTGGAATGGTAGTGATTATGCTTGGGTTTCCGACCAAACCGGTGGCGGTGGCGGTTCAGTTGCTATGGCTGACATTACTGATACTACAATTTCAAGCCCATCAGGTGGAGATGTTCTAGAATATTTCCCAAATGATTCCACATGGAGAAACGTACCAAATACTCCATCTTATTGGTCTATTAGTGAACAACCAACAAACAATGTAGATAAAGCGTTATTTGAAAACAGCTTTGTAAACGCTGCTACTGTATTAAAGGTTACAAACAACGGTTCTACTTCATATCGTTTTGACCAATACGGAACAACCGATAACCCAACAATTTATGTTAAAGCTGGAACAACAGTTGGATTTGATTTAACTGATGCAGGTGGTGCTACTCACCCATTCGTAATTCAAGATTCAGGCGGTACTAATTACAACGAAGGATTGGTTGCTTTAGATTCTGGAAACTATTATTCAGGTTCAAGCGCAAACGCAGGAATGGGCGGCGCTTTATTCTGGAAAATACCAGCAAGTATTTCTGGAAATTACAAATACGTATGTCAAGCTCATTCAAATATGACAGGAACTATTGTTGTTGAAGCAGCTGCAGGTGGCGGCTCAGGTGGTCTTGAAACAAGAACAACAAAAACATTAACAGTAAATGGATTGGCTGATGGTCAAACATCATCTTCAGTTATTGATGGATTTAAATCATTCGCACTAATGAAGATTGAAACTTCTCATGCTGCTTGGGTAAGATTGTATGTTGATGCTTCTTCATTAGCAGCAGATTCTTCAAGATCTGAAACAACAGATCCTGCTCCTGATGCAGGTGTAATTGCTGAAGTCATTACGACAGGTGCCGAAACAGTTAAGTTCGGTCCTGCTGTATTAGGTTGGTTAAGTGCAGGAAATTTAATATCAGCAGCAATTAAAAATAAATCAGGCGCAACGAATAACGTTCAAGTCACATTAACCTTATTAAAATTAGAGGCTTAATTAAATGAAGGAATATATTGTCACTCTTCATAATAAAGAAGACCTGGAAGATTTCTATAATGATATGGAAACTCCAGGAGGTGACTTATACATTCCTGATAGAGCAGTTGATTTAGAGTTAAGAAGACCAATCAGTCGTAACACTCACTATATGTTAACTGCTGAAGAGGCCGAACAGCTAAGAGAAGATCCAAGAGTATGGGATGTCGAATTAAGAGAGCTGGTAGAATCAGATGTTGGTCATTATGATGGATACGATATTTCGGGAAACTTCGATAGGGACAACTTTGTCCCATCATCCAACGATTTAAACTGGGGCTTATATCGTCATATCATCGGAGACAACGCTTTAAGTGGTGAATGGGGTTCAGACGGAACTCGTACTGCTTCTTCAGGAACAAATACAATTACCGCATCAGGAAAAAATGTTGATGTACTAATTGTTGATAGTGTAATTAATACAACAGTAATGAATCACCCAGAGTTTGCTGTAAATTCAGACGGTACAGGTGGAACGAGAGTTCAACATTTTAATTGGTTCTCTCTTACATCTGATTTAGGTTATGGTTCAAATGGAAATTATGATTACTCCGATGACGGAGAAGAACACGGAGTTCACGTTGCTGGTACTGTAGCAGGAAATACACAAGGGTGGGCAAGAGACGCAAACATATATAACATTCAACCTTTTGGACAAAACCACGGAACAAATAATTTAAGCACAGCAACCTATTGGGATTACATTCGTCAATGGCATAATAATAAACCAATTAACTCTGATACTGGTAGAAGAAATCCTACCGTCTCAAATCACAGCTATTCTTTTAGAAGAGGAAAGATTAGTGGATCATATACAAGTGGAGATGGCGTTGGGGCAATGTTTTATCGTGGGGCTATTTTTGACCCATACGGAGATGAAGGTAGAGATTTAACCGATGCTGAATTAGAAGCAAGAGGTATTGTAGTTGAAGCAAATGGTGACTGGGTAATACCTTCATGGTCAACATCTTCACAGGCCGATTCTGAAGATGCAAAAAATGATGGTATTATATTTGTAGTATCATCGGGCAATGATTCTATGAAGCATACAAAGTCAGGTACAGATTATAATAATGTAGTTTATTGGAGATCCGGAAGTGATCAGTATTGGTCATCAAGTTACTCTAACAGAACAGTATCAAGAAGTGGTGCAAGTAATAGTGATGCTATTGTATGCGGATCATTAGATATAGTAAAGAACGACCGAAAAGCTTATTTTTCAAATTGTGGGGATGCATGTAATATTCATGCAGCAGGTTATGGTATTGTTAGTGCTATACCAGGATCCTCAGGAAATTTCCAAGATTCGAGAGATACCTCTTTTTGGCAAGAAAAGAAAAGCGGAACAAGTATGTCAGCACCACAAGTTACCGGAGTACTTGCATTGCTTGCAGAATCCAATCCAAATATAAATCAAGCTGAAGCGTTAGCATGGCTTCAAGCAAATGGTACATCTAATATTATGTATGATACAGGTGCAGACGATACTATGGATTTTGAAAGTTTACAAGGTGCTGCTAATTTGATATTAAGATGGGTAAATCAACGACCTGAAACAGGAATGAGTTTTCCAAAACAAAATGCAAAAGCAAGACCTACTTCAGGACGAACATATCCTCGCCCAAGAATGAGAGTAAGAGGTTAGGATGTTCGTAATAAATAAACTAAAATATAGAGCGAAAGCGGAACAATGCCAGAAATTTTAACTAACAATTTTAATCAAGATGTAAATAAGTTATTCATTGCTGATGCAAAAGCAAATGATGATTATTACATGTTTGTTTCTAGCATCGGTGGAATCAGTCCGGTCGATTCTGCTTTTTCACAAAACGAGTTTTTAGAAAAGGCTTTATTTGCCAAGAAAATTAATCCTGATGATATTAATTTTATGATTAAGTATTATCCTTGGCAAAGAGATAAAGTATATACCGAATATGATGATACGATTGATTTAGATGGATTAAACTTTTATGCAGTTGTCGGCCCTAACGATAATGATACTGATGACTATCGAGTTTATAAGTGTTTAAATAATAACGAAGGTGCAGGTGCTACTTCGCCTCCTACGTTTGATGCTGCCAACTTAAATCAAATATACGAAACAGCAGATGGATATGTCTGGAAGTATATGTATCGTCTCACTACATTACAATTCGAGGCCTATAATGCTTTAGGTTATATTCCAATCGACCCAGCGGCAACTGTTGAACCAGCTGAGGTATACGGCGGCGGGGTCTCTGAAATACAAGTTACGAATGCAGAAGTAAATAACGGATACGAAGAAAAGAATGGTAGAGTTGCTTTTGATAATGGAGTTCGTGTTGGTGGACAAAACAGTCACGGAACAGTTAGATTAAGAATAGATCCTACCGAAGCCGATTGGTCTTCTGTTGATGATTTTTATACGGGGCAAAATTTATATGTAACGAATCCTAGCTCAAGTGTTACGAATCTATTTCAGATTCTTTATTACAAATATACTTCAGCAGGTGAGGTAACGATACATGTAGGTGGGGAATTAGCAAATCCTCGAAGAGGAAATGTTGAAGGTGCAACACAAGCTTCACCAGTTGTTATTACAGCAACCGACCATAATCTTGTGGATCATCAACCTATTACATTTAGAAATGTTCTTGGTATGA